TAGGTCCGCTACTCAAAGCGGTACAACCAAGCGAGAAGCAATACGGCTTAGGCTCTAAATGATCCGGGCCCTGATAGGGGCGATAGTGGGGACTATCCTCCTATCGGGGTGCGGTTACCAAGGATGGGTAAGGTATGAGTGTCAAGAATACGAAAACTGGTCAAAGCCTGAGTGCACTCCGCCTCAATGCGAAGTTACCGGGACCTGCACTAAAGACCTTATTACGACAGATGAGTAAAGAAAATAAGCGGCTAACGCCTGAGGATATTCACGCTCGCCTCATATTTTTAATTGGCGCGGTATTAGCTTTAACCTTTTTTGTAATTACCGCAGGTGCCGTATATGCGCTTGTCTTTGTTACGCAGCCCGTAGGAGCTCAAGCACCTAACGATCGAGATTTTATACAACTCTTACAAACCTTAGCCATATTCTTAACCGGTGCCCTAGGCGGCGTATTAGCCGGTAATGGCCTAAAATCTAAACCTAAAGAGCACCCTAAGACCGACACGCCAAACACGAATACGCTTTGATATCTGACAAAAAGCCCTCATACTGATACTACAAACGCTGAGAGGGCTACTCGGTTAGTAGCTTGATCGGCCTTAACAAAGGGCTAAGTAATGAATAGTTTAGATATATTGATCGGTTTGGCAGCCTGCGGTATGGGCTTTATGTTTATGGTAATTGGTTACTCCATAGGTTATAAGCACGGGCACGGCGAGGGCTTTGTGCGCGGTCGTGCAATAGCTAAAGCTCTTAAAGAGAGCGAGCTAATATAATGGGGTTTTTAGATAACTACGAGGACGTAAACGCTCGTATCAAGCGCTTTAGAGCTGAGTTTAAGAGCGGTAGATTAGTGGCATATATCGAGAGCTTTGATATCGAAAAAGGTACGATCCTCGTAAGAGCTGAGGCGTATCGTGAATATGAGGATACGGTGCCTAGCGCCGTTGATTACGCTTTTGGCAACGTAGCAACCTATCCGCAAAATATGCGTAAGTGGATGGTAGAGGACACGATTACCTCAGCTTATGGGCGCTGCATAGGCTTACTGACTCCGAGCCTTGAGCACTCATCAAGGCCTACGATGCAAGATATGGAAAAGGTAGAAACTTTACCGGCAAGTGCTGATCCATGGAGTACAAAGGCATCGATCGAGGATATGGCTACTATGGCGAGTGCCGTATTAGAGATCGGTAAAGAGTTAGGCGGTGAGTTAATAGCTGCTGCGCCAAGGTGCCCTCATGGCACGATGATATGGGCCGAGGGTACGGCTAAGGCAACGGGTAAACCGTGGGCCGCTTACAAATGCACCGAGAAAAACCGCGCTAATCAATGTAACCCATATTGGCACGTACTCGGATCAGATGGAAAATGGAAGCCTCAGGTATGACAATTAACCCCAAAGATATTTACCGCTCACCCGATGGGCATACGTATAGCTTTGATGGTTACGGCGGTGCCGGTAATTGCTCAAAGTGCGATAACGATACGCATATTAACGATTACGTACGTGAGGATGGTTTAGTCGTGGCATTTTGTAAACGATGCGAGGACGGGCTCAAACTATGACAAAAAAGCGCTTATCCATATACATACTAATCGTCGAGGTTATTTTACTTATAGTTATGGGGTTTTTATTATGGGCGAGATAACCTACATAAAAAACGGGATCGCTTTAACGGTCCACGACGACGGCTCGACAAGTGCTACGCCGGTAGATAAGTGCGATTACTGCGGCGAGTGGGTTAGTCAAACAGGCGGTTTAACTATTCGCGATGTAGGCCTAGAGGTCGTAACGTGGTTGTGTGCAGAGTGTCGAGCTTAGTTAAAGTTATTCTTGATAGAGCTCAGGAAATCACGGCGCACCGTGTAGGCCTTGAGCGAGGCGTAGCCTTTAACTCTGATCCTAAGGATGCTAGTAATTACGGGCAGACTTATACAAACTATCACGAGCTGATATGGCAACACGCAGAGGGCTGCGGTGCTGAGATGGCGGTTGCTAACTATTTTGGCGATTACGGCTTTGTACCTAAGACCGATAACGCTCACGAGGAGGCAGACGTGGGCGCTAATATCGAGGTTAAATGGACCAAACACGCTAACGGGCATTTAATCTTACAAAATAGGGGCGAGGGTAGGCCTAACGATGTAGCTATATTAGTTACGGGATGGAGCCCGGTCTATGTATTACTGGGATGGATGCCGGTACATATGGCTAAGCAACCTAAATACAAACACCCGTATCAGAATAACTATTGGGTGCCTCGATCTAATCTATTTGAGATGCAATACTTAAAGAGGTCTAACTATGGCGTATAAAACTAAGTGCCGGCTATGTGGCAAAATGACGGATCATATAGAGCGAGTCGTAACCGATAACCTGCCCCCTTACGTTAAGTCCTTACAATGCGTTAAATGCGGTGTAATGGGCATAGTGCTAATGGAGGATGTACGCGATGCCGATGTATGAGTATGAGTGTATAAGCTGCAATATCCGTTATGAGCTTGAGCAACCTATAACCTCAAACGCTGCGCCTATGTGCTGCGGTACTCATATGAGGCAGGTATATCACGCGCCGGGCATAAGCTTTAAGGGTAAAGGATGGGGTAAGGATGCTTGATAGTTATCCACATAAGTTATCCACACGTGTTAATAGGTTGTGGGACACGCTCAAGAATACGCTCAAGATTGACACGTATTTGACTAGAGGACTACGCTCCATACTCGCAGGCGAGCCGCTACCGCGGATAGCTCGCAAGCGATGTTTGGTGCTTTTGGCCGGGCTATTGCTATTTAGCAATATGCCTGCATCACAAGCCATAAACACACAAAGAGATAAAGAAAACTACAAACTTTACGCTCATATAAAGCTATTAAACTCTAAGCAATATAGATGCCTTGAGATCCTATGGATGCGTGAAAGTAAATGGGATCCTCGAGCAGATAACCCTAAGAGCTCTGCGTTTGGTATACCTCAAATGCTTAAGATGAAAGAGTTAGATCCATTTAAGCAAATAGATCTAGGTCTTAAGTACATAACCCATAAACACTCAACACCTTGTAAAGCCTTACACTTTCATAATCAAAGGGGCTGGTACTAGTGGTACGAGGTAGGCAGGATCCACGTGTAAGTCAAAAGTACAAGAAAGCAAGGCTCGTAGTCCTAGCTAGAGACGGATACACGTGTGCCTATTGTGGGCAAGATGCTACGACGGTGGACCATATACAAAGCATTAAGTCCGGAGGAGATCCGGTAAGCCTTGAGAATATGATCGCCTGCTGCTCTCGATGCAATAGCGCTAAGGGCTCACGCTCACAAGGCGTTTTTTTAGCGTCTAATTCTACCCCCCCTGCCTTTCCAAGCAATATCTCCCCGAGGACCACTAGTACGGTCCTAGCCGGTCCGTGTACGGGCCAACCCGAGCAGGATTGATAGGAGTATGGACAATATGAAACCGCCCCGTAAGGGGGCTACTGAGCCTCGCCTACATAGTCCCTACATCGAGGGCAAAAATCGCGGCGATGAGGTAGCGCAGCTTGCAGACTCGATCGGCCTGCCGCTTTTACCGTGGCAAGATTTTGTAATTCGTGACATGACCGCCATAGATGAAAATAATATGTTTATTCGTAAAACTAATCTTGTACTTTGTGCAAGGCAACAGGGTAAAACTCATCTTGCTCGTATGATGATGCTCGCGCACCTGTATCTATTCGACTCTAAAAACGTGATTATTATGAGCTCTAATAGATCGATGGCCTTAGACACCTTTAGGCAAGTGGCCTACGCTATCGAGGGTAACGACGGCCTAAGTCAAGCCGTTAAACAGATCCGGTTTGCTAACGGTACTGAAAGTATCGAGATGAAAAACGGCGCTCGCCTTGATGTAGTCGCAGCTACTCGCGACGGTAGCCGTGGCCGTACCGCAGACCTGCTCTACATCGATGAGGTACGAGAGATATCCGAGGAGGGCTTTAGAGCTGCAACGCCTACGACTCGTGCCCGGGCCAATGCTCAAACCTTGCTTACCTCTAATGCCGGCGATGCCTTTAGTACCGTGCTTAATGATTTACGCGAAAGGGCCCTTAGTTTTCCTCCTAAAACGTTTGGCTATTACGAGTACTCAGCTCCTCAGTTTGCAGCTATTACCGATCGCGATGCGTGGGCCATGGCAAACCCGGCGCTCGGCTACACCGTTACCGAGGATGCCCTCGAGGAGGCGGTAGCTACTCAACCCGTCGAAACTACAAAGACCGAGCTCTTATGCCAATGGATCTCGAGTACGCAGAGTCCTTGGCCGCATATGTCGGTAGAAAATGCCGGAGACAAAGATCTAAAAATGTCACCGGGACCCCTTACTATTTTTGCCTTTGACGTGGCACCGAGCAGGCGCGACGGCTCGCTTGTTATGGGTCAGATATTGCCCGATGGTCGTATAGGCGTCGCGGTCCTTGAGATCTTTCATAGTGACGTATCTATCGATGAGCTCTTTATGGCCGACCATATTGCCAAGTGGTGTAAAGACTTTTACCCTCGGACCGTTTGCTACGACAAGTACACGACCGCCTCAATAGCCAAGCGCCTCGAAATTAACGGCGTACATACGACCGACATATCCGGGCAAAAAGGGTACCAAGCCTCAGGCGATTTACACGAGGCACTAGCTAATAACCGATTAGTACATAGCGGCCAAGATGAGCTCGTAAGTCATATGGCTAATTGTGCAGCTAAAGAGTCCGATGCCTCGTGGCGTATCGTCCGTCGTAAATCGGCAGGGCCCGTAGATATTGCTATCGGCTTAAGTATGATCGTGCACATCCTTAATCAGCCAATGGGCGAGGCCAAGGTATACATCTAAGACACGACACGTAATACCTGATTTTATGCTTGACATTTTGAGAAAATCCCTCCTATGGGATTACTCCAAACTCTAGGGCTTAAGAGCTCCGATAAACCTCAGGTAGAGGCTCAGTATGCACCTGCCGTAATGGATACTACGTACGGCTATGGATCATTTAATACCGGTAATTTTGGATATAACGGCGTAGGTATCGATCGTAATTTTGCTTTACAAGTTTCGAGCGTTGCACGTTGCCGTAATTTAATTGCCGGCGTTATTGCATCTATTGATTTATCACTTTATAAAAAATCTACGGGCGAAAAATTAGGCTCTCCGGTTTGGTTAGAGCAGCCGGATATTCGCCAACCTCGAAGCCTTACCATCGCTGCAACCGTGGACAGTTTAATTTTTTACTCCGTTGCTTATTGGCGTGTTACATCTTTGTACGCCGATGATGGACGACCATCCGGGTTTGAGTGGGTCGCTAATAATCGCGTTACATATACGACTAATCAATACGGTACAGAGATACAAGATTATTTCGTCGATGGTAATAAGGTACCTATGGGCGGTATCGGCTCTCTCGTTACTTTCCAATCTTTGCTACCTGGTGTATTACAGAGTGCAAGTACGACTATTAAAGCTGCATACGATGTACAAAAGGCAGCGGCAATAAGTGCAGCTACACCAATGCCTACAGGTATCCTAAAAAATAACGGAGCAGATTTACCGGAGTCTCAGATACAAGGACTACTAGCAGCTTTTAAGAGTGCTAGACAAAATCGCAGCACCGCATATTTAACGAGCACTCTTGATTATGTCCCTACATCTTTCTCACCTAAGGACATGGCGTACGCGGAATTTTCACAATATTTAGCGACGGAAATTAGCCGCGCGATGAACGTACCGAGTTACCTAATTAGCGCGGACATGAATAACTCAATGACGTACCAAAATATTTTGGATGGTCGTAAAGAGTTTGTAGCGTATTCGTTGCAGCCTTACATTTCGGCTATCGAGGATCGTCTATCAATGAACGATATAACAAACGGATCTAATCAGGTCCGGTTTGCCGTCGATGATACTTTCTTACGTGTAGATGCTAAGGATCGTTTAGACATTATCGAGAAAATGTTAAACCTAGATTTAATTAACGTAGATCAAGCCCGACAAATGGAGCAACTAACACCGCTAGGAGATACAAGTGCTACTAACGTTTAGCCAAGAAATACAGGCCGCAGATACAGAGCGTAGGATCGTATCCGGACTCGTTGCACCATATGGCGAGATCGGACACACATCCGCAGGCCCGGTTATGTTTGAGCGCGGCTCAATTACATACGCTGAGGCAACAGATATAAAATTACTTATGCAGCATCAAGCCGATAAACCGGTAGGGCGCGCCATTTCATTTTCAGAGTCCACATCACCGGCGGGCGTTTACGGATCCTTTAAGTTATCTAGCAGCACTCGAGGACAAGATGCTCTAGTACTAGCTCAGGAAAACCTAGTATCCGGCTTATCCGTAGGGGTCGATGTAACGGCCTCTAAGCCTATGGGGGATTACCTGTTAGTAACGGCGGCGGTCCTCAAAGAGGTAAGCCTCGTTGAGAGTGCGGCCTTTTCTAGCGCCTCCGTAACTGATATTGCAGCAGCTCGAGCAGCGCTTGAGGCAGCTACAAGTA